ATACCTTGAATACCTAGGGTACCTTGAGTACCTTGTGTGCCCTGAAAGCCTTGAGTACCTTGAAAGCCTTGAGTACCTTGTATCGCAGTACCTTGCGCGCCTATAATACCTTGAAACCCGATTGGGCCCACAGGACCCGGCACACCGCGTGTGCCCTGCGGTCCTTGCCAACGTGAACCTTGTAAACCCTGGTAACCGAAAAGTCCTTGATTACCTTGTATACCTTGAGCACCCAACGTACCCTGACGGCCCTGTCGTCCTTGAGTACCTTGGTGACCGATAGTACCTTGCCGGCCCTGAGCACCTTGCCGACCCTGACGGCCCTGTCGTCCTTGAGTACCTTGAATACCCTGAGTACCTACTTTACCCTGTATTCCCTGGATACCTTGCATTCCCTGGATACCTTGTACACCTTGGTTTCCCTGTATACCTTGTATACCTTGAATACCTTGACGGCCTTGAGTACCTTGTAAGCCTTGGACACCTTGGACACCTTGGCTGCCTTGCATGCCCTGAAAGCCTTGGCGGCCTTGGATCCCTTGCCGACCTTGACGACCCCGAATACCCTGAATACCTTGGACGCCTCTAGTACCCTGAATACCTTGGATACCTTGTTCACCCTGAACACCTTGGACACCTTGCCCAGGTCCACGTAAACCTTGAACGCCTTGAACACCTTGCTCTCCCGTGATACCTTGAGAACCTTCATTTCCAGTACCCTGAATACCCTGACGGCCGTACGATCCTTGAATACCCTGGATACCCTGTTCGCCTGTAATACCCTGCACGCCTTGAATACCCTGAATACCCTGAACACCTTGGACACCTTGAATACCCTGTGGACCGACAATGTTTCCTACATTTAGCCATTCTCCGCCGTTGTCAGGAGTAAAAGTCCACAAGTCATTTGTTAATTCATCTATAGCAGCATCCCCAGGAACAGCATCTGCAAACGATGTTTCTAGTATTACCTGTGGATCGAAAGTCGGTGCTTGATTAACATTTGCCACAGTCCCAAGTATTCTAAACGGGTTACCGGTATTACCTTGAACACCTTGCTCGCCTGTGATACCTTGCATACCTTGAGTACCTTGTATCGCAGTACCTTGTACGCCTTGAATACCTTGAAAACCTTGAAATCCACGATTTCCAATAATACCTTGGAAACCTTGAGTTCCTTGTATTGCAGTACCCTGGATGCCTTGTATACCTTGACGACCTTGAAATCCTTGTATACCCTGTCGGCCTTGAATACCCTGTATTCCCTGGATACCTTGCATTCCCTGGATACCTTGTATACCCTGAGGCCCAACAATGTCTCCAGTGTTTATCCATTCGGTTCCGTTCCACAACCAAAAATGGTTTAATTCCTCGTCAATTATGCCGTCAGACATACCAGGTCCGGCGATAGCAGGTCTTTCTGTTGGAGGATTGCCATCTGTTGTCGGACCAAACGCTTCTCTTATTATTTCTTCGGGAGTGCGGGCTGGATAATTAACGTTTACATCTTCAATAGTTCCTATTATTCTAAACGGATCCCCAGTTTTACCCTGTACACCCTGGCTGCCTTGTAAACCCTGGCTGCCCTGTAAACCCTGGTACCCACCGCCACCTTGAATACCCTGAGTGCCTTGAATACCCTGTATACCTTGAAAGCCTTGTAATCCTTGGCCGCCTTGCATGCCTTGGATACCTTGCTCGCCCTGAATACCTTGAATACCGTCAAAACCTTGTATACCCTGGCGTCCTTGAATGCCTTGTAATCCAATGCCTGTATGACCTTGAACACCCTGCTCTCCTTGAATACCTTGAACACCCTGGATCCCCTGAATACCTTGGACACCCTGAACACCCTGCGTGCCCTGCGTGCCTTGTGTTCCGAGATTTCCTTGAATACCTTGCGAGGCCTGGGTACCTTGAATACCTTGTACGCCTTGAATACCTTGTACGCCTTGCATACCTTGGAAACCTTGGACTCCTCTTACAGGACCAACGTTTACCCAAACATTGCTGCCCGTGTATGCCCACAGATCGTTTGTCGCTTCGTCAATAACAGTCTGGCCAACTCCCGCAGAAGAAAACGCTGCGTTTAGCAAAGTAATTGGGTTGTTAGGTGGATCTGCGTTAACGTCGCTTACCGCTCCAATAATATTCAGAGCGGGCCCGAAAGCACCTTGAAGTCCTTGAGAACCTTGAAGTCCTTGCTCTCCCATGATACCTTGGACGCCCTGAATACCCTGAATGCCTTGTATGCCTTGTTCACCCTGAATGCCTTGTAAACCCTGTTGGCCAAAGGTACCTTGGAAACCAACACCAGTTGTACCCTGAGTTCCGATAAAACCTGTAAAGCCCTGGGCTCCAATGATTCCTTGATTTCCTTGTAAACCTTGAAGACCTTGCGATCCTTGTATTGCAGCTCCTTGAGTACCCTGTATACCTTGATAACCTAAGTTACCTTGAATACCTTGCAAGCCCTGGTTTCCGTAACCAGCTTTACCCTGTACGCCTTGTATTGCAGTACCTTGTAAACCCTGGGTACCTAAACCGCCAGTTCCTTGAATACCTTGGTCTCCTAGAACACCCTGAATACCCTGAAACCCTTGTATTCCCTGAATACCTTGGACACCCTGGTTTCCTTGAAGTCCTTGTATTCCTTGTATTCCTTGAAGACCTTGGCCTCCTTGAAGGCCCTGAATACCTTGAAAACCTTGAATACCTTGAATACCACGGCGCCCCTGTACGCCTTGTATTCCAAACTCACCTATTGTGCCCTGTATACCTTGGATACCTTGCCAACCTTGAATACCCTGAACACCTTGGACACCTTGCTCAGCAATATTACCTTGAATACCCTGAATACCTTGAAAACCTTGAAAACCTCGACCGTCAATACCTTGGACACCCTGGTTTCCCTGGATACCCTGCGTACCTTGGCCTCCTTGAAAACCTAGTGTACCCTGCGTACCTTGCTCGCCAGTAACTTGAGTACCTTGAGTACCTTGAGTACCTTGCATTGTAGTAGAACCGCCGCTGCCGCTTGATCTAACCCAAACGTTAGTAGCTGCGTTGTATGTGAATACTACAGTTCCAATAACATATGTGTCGCCGTCTGCAGGTGATGTTGGAAATGCCATTAGAAAATTTCTCCTGGTTTAGTTGGCCAAACGATTGTTTTAGGGAAACCTACTTGACTTGATACATCCCTGAGTGCTTGACGATAAGTTGCCCAGGCTTGGCAGTGTGTATTGCTCTTCCACGCTGTATAGCTTCCACCACTCCAGAGCATTGAAGTGCATTTTGCCCAATCTGCATCAGATGCTAGCAAGAGAGCATCACGTTTTTCTATTGCTTCAAGGTTTAAAACATCAGAATTTTTTGTAATTGCTTCTTCTACATACCCTGGCCAATCAGCTGGTTTGGCATCATCTGCTACTACAATACGATTACCATCTTTTACAAAAATCTTTGTCATGTTATTCTCCTATCCTGCATCATAAACTATTCTAATACCAGCAGCAACACCGGCCGGATCAGTCCATATGGCATAGCCAGGGCCCTCGGAGGTGGACACTGCGATTGCTGAGCCCCCGAATGAACCTTCACCGCCTGCTGTAATGTAATCTGTTACACCAGTTGCTAAGAAGTTGGTGACATCTTCATAAACATTTGGGACACCATTATACGAAGTATCATTTGCGTAACCAGAAGTATTAACAGTTATGGTTCCATCAGTACCATTAGCATTCGCTGCTGTTACAGCGGTAGTTGCTTTTCCTATGGCACCACCAGTGCCACCAGAAAGCGATATTGTCCCGGCACCTACTGTCCAGCTACTGGCAGATGCTGAAGTACCTGTTGAAGTATCAATATTACTTGTTGCCGTTGTCCTGCTGGAGCCACCTGCGCCGAAGGTTACTGAGGAACCTTGTAACACAGATACATCAGGCACATAAAAAGAGATTTCACCTCCAGAGCCACCTCTAGTTGCATAAACTTTCCAGGCGGCACTTATCGCGTTGCTACGATAAACACCGCCACCACCTCCGGAACCACCAGCAGCAAAGAAACGAACCCAGGCGCCGCCTGTTGTTTTATCAAGTACAATAGCACCTGAGGTAGAGATTTCCTGAAGTGTTCCATATGCTACATCACCACCGCCACCACCACCGCCAATTACTTCAAGCCACGCGTTTCCATTCCATATTACTAGAGAACCGCCACCGCCAGTTGAAGTATCAAACCAGGCATCGCCGACATTCTTTGTAGCAGGTGCCGTCCCTGAAACTGTTGTTTTACTACCGCTTCCGCCTGATCCACTAATGAACTTATTTGAGGATGCGACGTAAGTCCATACGTTGCCGCTACCATCAGTAAACGTATCACCGTTAACAGCACCTGATACAGGGAAAATAGCCATTATGGAGTACTCCCGTAAATAGTACCATTATCAGTAAGTGTTATTGCGTTTGATGACGATATCGCTGCGCCGGCGGCACCACCGCCTGCGTCTGCCGATCCTCCACCTGCAGCACCCCAGCCGCCACCGCCGCCGGCGTTATAACCCGAGCCGCCTTGGCCAGCATTTCCAGCACTACCGCCATCTATAATTGTTGTCCCACCCACACCGGGAAGAATACGACCGCCACCACCGCCGCCAGTAGAACCTCTATTTGAACCAGTGCCATCGCCAGTACCACCACCGCCGCCGGCTCCTCCACCGTGGCCACCTAGGTAGGTGACAACTTGGTTGCCATCAGCATTGCTGCTAGTGTGTACAACGTCAGCGGCATCACCCCCCGTTGAGCTCAAAGCGCCGCCACCGCCGCCGCTGCCGCCTGCACCACCACCAGCACCGCCACCACCACCGCCAAAGTTTGTCGCTTCGTCCTCAGACCCGCCACCACCGCCACCACCGCCCGCAATGTAAGCTCCTGCATTATTTGTAATAACTATCCCTGAAGCGGTTATATTAATAGCTTGACCGCCTGCCGAGCCAGCCGTCGCGTTGTTTCCGTTTCTGCCGCCGCCAGCGCCACCTTTACCTATGATGACACCGTTGTTGATAAGTGTCATGCCAACAACATCAAGAATAAGAGCTGGCTGAGTATTATCATCTGACCAGATCCAAAAATCTGCTGGGATAGTAAGAGTTCCATTATCAGCAGTTACAATCGCTGATGCCCCAGGGTTAACTCCGTTAGTTGCTGGAACGCTAGTCATAGAAGAAGCATAAAGTGGACCCACACGGTTGGCCAGTCCATTAATATAAGCCCCAGAGGCAGGTGAAACTTCCGCCGCTCCCTCCGCTTCCTCCTCTTCCTCCTCTTCCGGCGCAGAATTCGCCTGCGCAGCTGCTGGCCCACCTCCAACCGCTTTAATCCAATATGTGCCATTATACACAAACAGGCCAGCTTCATTGGTGTCTGAATTATCAAACCAAAGGAATCCTTCTACTGGGTTTTCAGGAGGATTTGGCGAAACTGTTACTGTACCTGAAAGCGCTTGAAAGTTATCGTCCAGTTCGTCAAAGGTAAGGGCAAATCCCTTGTCGCGCCGTAATATTACACTCATGTCGTTTCACCTTCATCGCTGTAATACAGTCCAACGTATGCGGCAAAGAGACCCGCGGTTTCAGGACCGTAAGGTTGGTAACCGGGATTTGGAACTACGTAATCGTCATCTACATAGGAAAAAGCTATTCTATCTTCTTCGTTAATATCATCAAACACGAATTGGTACGTAAGATCGATCAGACGCTGTTTTTCAACGGGGTCTGTTTCTGCCGCGATTTGAGCAAGAAGACTTCTATAATTTGGTTTCGTACTCATAATTTATCCACCAGCAAATACTTTACCAGAACCAGCTGATGCTGCATTTGCAGGCCACGTTCCGTGGCCACTAGTAGAATCTAATTTTCTGTGCACGCCAATACCGTTTATAAAAACTTTAGTAGATGCACCAACTGCTGTGTCACCGCAAGCGGTTTTATCTCCCTTTACGATGGCCTTACGTGTCTCAACAAACACTTTTTGTTGTTTTGTTGAATTATATGGAGTTTTGTGAAACGGGTTTGGAGTTGGAGATGCGTGCCCGTAATGGCGGTCTACTCTATCTCTTACTATTCCTTGTGTCATAATATTAGCGCCTCTTTTTAATTGTATTTATAAAGAGGCGCCATTTTGTATTTAAGCAACTTCTAAAAATCGTTCTTTTGCAATTATATATTCTTTTACTAACCCAGAACGAACGATATCATCCACTCCAAAATTTATAACTTCAAAAGATGCGATTTGATTAATAACTTTTAAAAAGTCGTATAAGCCCGAGGTATCGGCTTTATTTTTAGAAGTAGCTAGGTCGTCTTGTTTAGTGTCTCCGCAAAAAATAATTTTTGACGATTCGCCAACTCGAGTAATAATAGTATCAAGCTCGTGATAATTCATGGACTGACATTCGTCAACCATTATAATTGAATTATCAAAAGTAAGACCTCTTATATTTGAAGAAGTTGTAAATCTAATCATGTCCTTTTGCTTAAGTATTTGATATGCATCTTTTCGTGAAAACAAATCATTTACTATATCGATATAAGGCAATTCAAAAATTGCTTCTTTTTGTTCTAATGTACCTGGGACAAACCCCTGTTCGCGTGTCTGAACTGCAGAACGTATAATGACGACCTTTTCATATTCTCCTTTCTCTAGTACGTCTTTGAGTGCTAAATATGTAGCACACATTGTTTTACCCGTACCTGCTGTTCCGATGGCGGCAACGTTGTATCCTTCTTGATAAGATTGAAATAAATCACCTTGTGTAGGCGTTAATGGTTGTATTTCGCGCATTGCAAACTTCGTGTTTAAAATGCTAACTAAATGATCCATATCTCTTTCTTGTCTAAGCTTTTCTCTTTTGGATAATCTGCGCTGTTTAGATGCCATGAAACCTCCCTTTACATTTTTAAGAAAACATTATATCTCCTTAAAAACTGTTTATTGTGTTATGTTTGTGAACTTTTGCTTTGTTTAATACATCACGAAAACCGGCATCGGGTTTAGTCACACCGATGCGTACCGAGTCAACGATCCCCGGAAATCTTTTAAAAATTTGTTTGATGTGTGGGTTTTCTTCTAAGTATGTTTCGCGTTCAGCCATACTTAGTATTTGGTCAAATTGTTCATTTGTTTCACGATTTTCAAAACTATAATGAGGCATTAAGTCTCCTTTAAATAAAAAAAAGCAGCCCTCACAGACTGCTTTTAGCATGATATAGCTAACCTGTAATATATCTATTTATACGACAAGTTCATAAATCTCGCGCCAATTAGCAACTTTTATTGCATCGCCAGAATAATTTTTATTAAAGTCATGTTCAATTAAAATTGAGTTTAAACCAAGTTTTAAACCGAGGTCTGCGTTTTCAGGTTTATCTTCTATCCAGGCGCAGCCGCTATCGCGATAAGTTTCAAGTGCCTCATCTTTATCTCCGCCACACTCAAGACAGATTATTTCTTCAAACACCTTTTTACCGAAGATAGCTTCAATATTTTTCTTGCGGAGCTTTCCAGCATACTTATCAGTAGACAAAGATGTGATACAATGAAAAACATAGCCATGATCTTCGTGCAGCTTACGAACATACTTAACAGCATCTCGGAATGGTGTTAACCAACCAATCGCGGCTGAGCAATTGAAATACTCACACATTTGTTTAGCTTCGCCATATGACATATTGAACACTTTGCCCATGTCGTATTCAGCTTCGCACGTAGGATGATGACCGCGCGCAGCCATCCACTTGTAAAATGAATACTGCCAATCAAGCAATACTCCGTCACAATCTACAAGGATCAATTTTTCATTTATTTTCATATTATATTCTTTCATTCATTTCAAATTAAAAAAGGGGCCCGGATTGGCCCCTCTTTATTATCAAACTGCAAACATTTTTTTTGCAGTATTTGGGCAACACTTAAACATTTTACCAGAGGCATTTGAATACACAAATGGCATTTTGTATGAACGCGGCTTGTACATAACAAGAGTTTGACCAAGTTTATTAGTCGACTTAAGTCCAAGTCTTTTCATTTCAAGAGCCAGAAGAACATCTTCTTGAGTCTCGGCACCTTTAACTTTTGCTTTAACTTTGATTGAGACTTCAGTATTGTCAAAAGACATATTGCCTACTTTAATTTCAAGATTTGATTTTACACCGTATTTGTCCATAAGAGCTTGCATTTCAGTGCGAAGGTTCTTAAGGTTTTGGCGGTCAAAGCTAGTAAATTTTGTCATAGTAGTGATTCCTTTTGTTTCACGTTATATTAATAATATACACTATTAAAACAGGTTTGTCAATAGTTAATTTGATTTAATTTCAAATTATCCTTCTTCTATGAGATATCCTTCGTCTTCGTCATCCCAAGTATAAATTTCCATTCCATTAAAACCCTCTTGTTTCCATCCACGCGCTTCTGCGTGAGCTTCAACAATTTCACCATATTCAGCAGTTGGCCAAAGGCCGGCTTTTATCGCCCATTGCTTCATATCTATTTGAACCGCACTAGATTGTTCACCTTGAACCAGATGCGGTTTGTTAATTTTAGCCAATTCGTCGCTTATAATTTCAAATCCGTTGCGTGTTGATACGGTCATAGTGATTCCTTTTGTTTTCGCTTTATATCATTAATATAAACTATTAAAACAGACTTGTCAATAGTTAATTTAGCAAAGTGGGAAACCGAAGCTCCCCACTTTATTTTTTATGTTGGCGCTAAGACGTAATGCACAAGTAATACAAGTGCAACTGAAGCCCCAAGACCAACCATCATTTTACCAAAGTCTTTTGCAACTATTGGAAATACTGATTTAGTTTTCTTTTTACCAGTGAATGTAGCAATAGCTAATTCGCGTCCTGCTAACATGCCTACAAAAACCCAAGTTGTGCTCATTGGAATGTCATTTAATTCTTTAAAGAAATACAAGCATAGCCAATAGAATAAGTCAATCAATGTGGCTGATCGTACATATCTTGTATTATGTTTCTCTAAAACAATTTGCTGGATTTTCCCGCCTTTTTCTTTAAACATGAAGAATAAACCGGCGACGAATACAACTGATATAAGAACCATCAAATCCACAGGAACCACGCGTGGTAAGAATACCGCGATATTGGCCATATCATGTGACAGCCAAGTCCACCATAAACCACCTGTTGCTAACCATTGAGCAATTCGCCAATAGTTCTTATACTCTTCTTTAACGGGTTTAGACTCATCGAGCCATTTGCTAACAAAGTACCATACTGCGTAAGCAAACGCTGCAGCAACACCGTAACCCATAATAGATTTCATAAGCATTTTTTCCAACACGAAGGTTGAAGCAAATACTGATAATACTAAGAATGATGTTGAGACCGGCACACCAAAACGTGTTAAACCGACGAGTACTGCTGGTGCCATTGCGTGATACCATTGAACTTCCTGCCAAGGAATCTTGTTCAAACGTCCGTAACTAATATCACCACCATTCATGTACCAACCATACCAAAGTGTGGCAAGCAATACGCTTGATGCTGAAATCCATAATGTTTTGTAAGTAACTCTCTCATTGTTTGATGCCATCCATGTACCGAGAGTTTGTACTGAATCATTTGCAATTACTGCATACGCAGCTAACAGGAACCCGATAAGGCTCCATGTTGTAAGTAGTTCCATTTAATTATCCTTTTGCTTGACGGCTTTACCCCGTCGCTCACAATATTAAACATGATTGTTTAACGCAGTATTTATAGGACATAGTACGCTTAAAAAAACGGAAAAACTATTTTGTTTTTCCGTTTAATATAATATTAGAAATATAAGTTTAATCAGATTCAGTTTTAATGTTATCTCTTAACGCATCATATAATACTTCTGATATAACTGCAAGTTGTAAACCAGTCGCTTGAACTCGACTCTCGACATATTCCTCATACGTCGAATAACAGTGTGCGCGCTTCGGCGGAGTACGGTTTGTTATCATATTTAAAATTCCTATTGAATTAAGTTTATGCCATTGCTGACATTTTAGGGTTGTGAGAAAAAGCAACAAAGCCTATTGGAGCAACAACTGCTACGGTGCCATCTTCGGCTACGATAACATCGCCAACTGACAGGGAAGACATGCGACTTAAACGCTCGATGTTTTCCTCTGGGCCCATGTTACCGATGTGGAATACTTCGTTATAATCTTTGGCTTCGATGTTACAAACATGAGTGTAGTAACCAGCTTCAAAAGCATCAGAAGCAATACCACCAATCTTATGACCTTTAAAGTCCATCATCATAGCGTTACGAGCTTCAAAAGCTGGAACAGTATTATTACCGTTGATTGCTGCGTATTGAGCTGTTGAAAGCTGGATTTGGTAGATTGAAAACTTAGCCATAAGATGATTCCTTTTTGTTTACCTTATACAACTAATATACTATATTAATATAGGAATGTCAATAGTTTTTTTCTTTTAATTTAAAATAATTTCTAAAATCTTTTTCATCATGGGAATATTCAAAAAGTATCGTGTCTTCAATTACACCGGTATTCTCTTTATAAGTCCATTGTGTTTGGTTCATATGAGATTTGCAAAAATGCTTCGCCGCAGTTCTTAGATCACTAGGAATACAAATCTCGTAATATTTTTCTACGTTTGCCCAAGTTTTTAAATGTGACATTATAGTTTCCTTTTTATTCATTAAAATATATAAATAAAGAAAGCGAGTTACACAATTAAGTTTGAACTATATTATTACTTATAATTTAAAACAGGTTGTGAAAAATGATAGATCCAATTACCGCAATTACAGCAGCTACAGCTGCGTTTAATACCGTTAAGCGATTTGTTCATGCAGGGCAAGAATTTGAAAACGTTGCAAAACAACTCGGAAAATGGTATACGGCGTCGGCCGACTTTAGGCACGCCCAACAAGAAAATAAAAATCCCCCGATATTTAAAAAGTTATTTGCAGCAGGTTCTGTAGAAGAAGAAGCGCTTAACATACTTATATATGATAAGAAACTTATTGAGCAAGAAAAGGAATTGGCTTTACTTCTCAACATGCGTTTTGGCTATGGTACTATGGAAGAGCTTAAAACAATGCGAAGAAAAATAAGAGCACAAAGACAGGAAACCGTTTACAAACAAATTGAAAGAAGAAAAGCGTTAATTAATTTAGTTACAGTTTGCGTAGGTTGCATCGCAATTACAACGTTAATAATAGGGGGTGGGTACTTTGTAGGATTAGGCATGGGTAAATGGTAACGATATTTTTGTATTCTGTTGCCATGACTCATGTTTGGATTAACAACCACAGCGCGCTAGTAAAAATATGCAAATACTCAGTGCCAATTGAATTGCGTGCAAAATACAATAGTAATCCTATTCAAAGAGTAGTGCACTACAATAATAGTTGTCCTAAATCAATCTCAATAGAAAAATAAATTAGCCCCAGTCTTTAAAGTCTTGTAAAATATCTTCGTTATAGATATACCCGGCGCGATATGCTTCTTTTTCAATATTAGTTAAATCGTCAATTCGCTTAGACGTACGCGTACCTCCTAAATAATAGTGAGGTACTTGTCGCCGGCCATAATAACTGTCAGCCGAACCTCGGTCAAAAGGTCCTCCATGACGTGCGTCGCCTGAACCGACTTCTACATCGTAGACGCGTCCGTGATATTCAAAAGTTTGTGATTTTTCGTGATACTTCATTACATTACCAATTCTGACTTAATCATTAATTTTAGGAAACAGCATGTCAGTACAAAACTTGTCTACATCTGCTTCATCTAAACCCAAACTTTTCATTGTGCGAGGAGTGTGTGGATTTTGTTGTTGATTGTGGCAGTAGTAGTTTTGTGCAGCAACAGTTTCGCTGTATTCACCCTTGCCTGTAAACTCACCAATTTTACTAAAGTAATCACGTAGATTATCTTGTGCTAGCGTGATAATGGCAACTGCTTCCTCTTCTGAATTTACATTGCCTGCAGCCAACATTTTATCTGTAAAAATATTAGTTGCCCATTCAGGTAATTGCCGTTGTTTTTTAGGAATAAAGTCCGCGACTGATTCTTTGTATCCTACAATCATAGGATGATCGATACCGCCACTGCTTGCTGAAAAGTCGTGAAAAGCGCCTGTCATTTTATTCTTGCCTGCAATAACGTCAAAGCCATATATAGGACCATTGTTGTTAAGCACAGGAAAAACGCATACATGCATCATCCACAAACCCTTACTATCGCGAGCGTCTACAACATCAATGTGAGCCCGCCTAACATTATCATTGCGCCAAACGCGGTTGACCCAAGTATCGTTATTAAAATGAGAAAGACCTAGTTCGTCATACTCTGTTGCGCTTGCATCAAAAATATTAATAATTTCATCTTTGCACTCTATTAGTCTATCCCAAATAACACTCAATTTTTAACCCCATAATTTATAATTAATCGTACCCTCTTACGGCCACTTTATCCATATCTTCATTTATAATCTCAGCTTCACGAGCTTTGTACGCTGCTTCAAATCCTACTTCGTGCATATAATTTTCATTATTACCCCAAAGTCTTTTAAAATATGAATTGTAAGTTTTTTCAACATCTACGTCAGACCACTCTCTATCAATAAGTTTGCCTTTAATCATCCAATTAAATCGGTTAGCTTCTTTACGTACGAATGAGCTGCACACCATAGGTCTCCTTTACAAAATATATTATTTTTATTTATAGTAAAGGTTAACGAATATTATTGAATGTTATCGCTATCAACACATGATAGCGATAACATGTAACATATAGTTACTTTGATTTACAACGCACAGTTGATGTCGCCATGATTACCTTTATGTGTTGGATTAACCCACCCTGACGGCTTAATCAAATCTGGAAGTCCGAATTTATTTGGGCGACCTTCTTTAACACCAGGCTCTTTTGCCATGTTAGCTTCATATATAGCGTTCCATGCCATATTAGAATCAACACCAAATACATCAAGTGTGCCTAAGGCAAAAACACACATATCAATTAAGCCGTCAACAATCTCTTCAGGATCTTTAGCTTCGATTGCTTCCATCGTTTCATCGTATTCTTCTTTAACCATAGACATACGGAAATTGAGATAGTTATTCATCAATTCCTTATCGTCCTTGTTTTTTTCAAACCATTCACGCACACCAAACTTGTGGTGCATCATCATCATATCATTTGCCATATCAGTCATAATATATCCTCTTTCATTGTATAATTCATAGTATCATTAAAACGTGTTTTTGTCAACCAATTTTTAGTTGCTCGAGATGAGTAATTTCATCTTTTAATTTTAGCTTTTCTATTTTAGCTCTTTTAACAGAAATTTCTGGAGCTTTTTCCGCTTCCAAGGCTTCTATAGTTTTATGTAATTTTGAATGGCGGTTTTGTAGTAAATTAATTCTGTAGGTTTTTTCTTCGTTATTCATTAACCGTTTCCTTTATATAAAAAAATCTTCAAGAGTATCTACTTTTACTGCGTTCCAACCTATTGCTTCAAGAATACTATCAATCGGACTTAAAAAGACTTTGTTAAATTGAGTTTCGTAATCTATGTATTGATCTAAACCAAGCTGTTTTGGAAGAATATTTGGAAACGAAATAATATTTTCTCGAATTGGATTTGGCAGTTTTAAATGTAAGAATTTAATTTTGTCACCGCTTTTTACAGTTTCAAATTTTTTGTTTAAATTCTTTTCTTTTAAAAAGCTGTTATACAAAATTGCACCGCGAACGTGCATTGGACAACCCTTTTTATATGATTTATTTGTCATGTATTTTTCAATATTGTCTGTACCAGAGTTGCGACCAATAGCTTCAGGTGGTAGTTTGTAGAATTCTTGGCGAAACTCCTCGATAAATTTCTGCACTGTAGCTTCATCGCCATTCATAATAACTTCAAAGGATCCACGCAATTTGTCACGGCAAACTTCCGGTGTAGACGAACGGACTGATTCAAGACCTGTTACTGAAATTTTAGGTTTGTCATAATGAACGCCTTCGGAATTAAGTGTATTCATGATGTAGCGTTTTTTAGCAATAAACACAGTTTTATCTGTGATCTTTTCGCGTTTCATAATCATTGCCTGGCGATAAGAACCCATTGTTTTTGAAAGCTCTACATAACCAGCTTCAATAACAGGTTCAATTTGCATCCGACAAATTTTATCAAGGAATTCTTCACCTACTTTGCGATCAACATCTATTGTTTTAAAACGCTTTTCAATAATAGGAGCCATGTTAACGTAAATAGAGTCTGTATCAATATATATGATATAATCTACGTCAGCGGTACCAAGAACTTTGTTTATATAGTTATTAACAGATTTTTGAGCGTATCGAATAGATAATTGTCCAGAAGTAGTAATCGCTTCAGCCATGTCATTAATATAGTAAAGAAAGTAAATGTTTGCCATTGCGCCATAAAGGCTATTCATACTAATTTTAATTGCCATCTGTGCGTTATGCAACTGATTTGCTTTACGTTTTAATTGATCCTTTTCAGCAGGATCTGTAGCGTTCTCGAGCTCCTGTTCGACCTTGAGCATTTCCTGTTTAATGATTTTACGATTACCATAATATTCATCAATGATCCCTGGAATAACACCAATTTTTTCATTTGTAAAACACGCACCGTTAGCCGCAACAGACGCGGCAGGCCGATTGTTTTGATATTTACCACTTAGTACCATTTCTTGCGAAACATAATCGCGTTCATCTTTTAGATATGTTTCGGGAGACATATTATATTGAAGCATTAAATGCGGATAAAGTGAATTCAAATCAAACGAAACAACCCAAGGATGCATACCAACTTTTGGATCTTTAACATAACCACCAACAAGATCGCCTGCGCGTTGTCCAGGTCGGCCTTTAACATTTGGAACGCGTTTTTCTTTAATCAGTTTGCGATACAAGGTTGTTTCCCAAATACCTACAGTGCCGAAAGCATCACTATAATTAACACCTCCTCCATACGCAACAGTCATAACCAATTCAAGTAAAGATGTTTCATCTTCAAAACGCTGAATAAGCCAAGTATCTTTAAGGTTATAGTCAAGATATAATTGTGGATTTTGCTCATACAATTCCGTGAGTGTACCATAGTCAGAGTAGTCAAGTTTCTTTTCGCCAAGAATTACGCTTGCGATATGATCAAGTTTCCACGATTCTTGTGGTCCGTACTTATAACCAAATTTCTTAAATGCGTCCATATAATCAATAACTGTTATACCAGTAATTTGATAAGTAGAAGCGGGTTTTCCAAAGATTTCACGCGTTTTCATGCGTATGTTTTTCCAAGGAGATAGTTGTTTTGCTTTTTCTTCACCAAATAGTCGAATGATACGCGTAATAACATACATGATATCAAAGTATTCTACATTCCATCCTGTAACAACTTCAGGAAAATCACTTGACCAGAGTTGAATAAAGCGTTGCAGTAAAGCTTCTTCGGTATCGAATTTCATAAACTGGATGTTGTCTGGGTCAATACCGGAGATTGTTTTAGATTTGTCGTAATCTTTACGGCCTAAAAGATTGTAAGTATCGGATTTTGATGATTTCATTGAAATAGAAGTAATTTCTTTATCAGCTTCATCTATGTTTGCGTAGCCATCACTAATATCAACTTCGATGTCAAATGCAAGAATGTTAATTTTTTTCATGTCGAATTTAATATCGTTTGGATATTTTTGTTGAATAAATTGCGCTACATAATTTGTATTACCATACATTTCAAAGCCGTGAACATCTTTGTGTTGTTCAATGAAATCCTTTGCTTCACCCATAGTTCCACATTCCCGAGGGGATAATGGTCTATCACCTATGAGAGAACGGTATTCACCGTCGCGGTCAGGCAAAAATAATGTAGGAGCAAACTTTTCTTTGCGGATAAATGGCTTTCCATTAGTGTATCCACGCCAAAGAATGTTATTGCCAAAGCGCTCAACGTTTGTATAAAAATTAGACATGTGTATCCCTGTGTATCACTGTTAATACATATTATAAATTAAAGATTGAATATTGTCAACAAAATTATGCTGCAATTTCTGAAAAGTTTTTGATTTTTTGAAAACGAATATGTGCATCAAATTTATCACTGAACTGGTGACCACGGTGCGATATAACAAAAATGTTATCATCACTATTTAGATTGTGCAGTGTATCGATCAAGTTTTCAATACCCGTACCGTCAAGAGCGCCATCTAGTGTTTCATCAAGCAACAACAAGTTAGTAGAAACAGAATTTCTTAGTTTTGCAACTGCGCGCCACGCTAACATAATCGACAACGTGATGCGCAACTTTTCGCCTTCGCTAAACGATGCATACGAAAACGCATCACGGAAACGTGACTTGATGATTTCATTAAAGTTCTCATCAAGCTGAAAGTCAACAAACAAATCAAACGCTCCAAGATACTTGTTGATTAGCTTATTCATAACAGGAATATATTGCCTAATAATACGAGTCTTAATACCGCCATCGCGTAACATTGTTTGCACTACGTTCAGCACTTCTTTATTATCAAATAAATCCTGTTGCTCATTCTCGTAGTTAGATAGTTTAGACACGAGAGAATCAAGCGCGGAAGCATCAACTGCTTCGACTTCTTGCTCAGCTTTAATTAATTCATTTTTGTATGAAACCAATGCGGTTTTTGCCATCTTAATAGATGCGCGATGGTCACCAATTTTTAAATTCATATTTGACATTTGATCTTCAACAACGGAAATAGACTCGATGCGATCTGCATAAACTTTTGTCTTTTTAGCCAGTTCTATTAAGCCGTTTTCTAATTCAACAACTTTTGCATCTTTTTTAAACATAACATCTTTTTTGAAATCGTGTTCAATACCTTGCTTGCAAGTAGGACAATCATCATGGTCGTGATAAAATGCTAATTCTTTTTGATGCGCGCGAATTGAGCTTTCTATATCACGTCGAAGTGATTTGCCTTTTTCAATTTTTGTTTTTATTTCAGGCTTGTCTTTGATATCATCTGCGCAAACCGTTAATATATCTTGGATAGCCTCGATTGCTTTTTGGTCATTTTCAACAGCCGAAATGTGGCCAGACATTTTTTCACGGATCTTAATAACTTCGTCTTCTTTAATTTTACGAATAGACGCGTTATGTTCTTTTGCTGATTCGAGCTTGGACTCAGTCAAACCCATCTGATAACTATTCTCTGTAATTGATTCTTTATTACTAGAAAGTCTGTCTTTAAGTAAAATATTCATTGTTGAGAATACTTGGATATCAAGCAAGTCTTCAACTAAATCGCGGCGAGTATGTGCAGGTAATTCCATAAATGGTACGTAAGTTGCCGAACCTAACACGACGATTTGATTGAATGATTTATAATTCAAATTTAAAATGTTTTGTTCAAGGTATGTCTGATAATCGCGTGACGCAGCATCTTGATTAATCATTTCATCGTTTTTCCAAATTTCAAACACAACTGGCTTAATGCCGCGTCTAATTAGAAAGTTGTTTTGACCAATTTGAAATACGACTTCAACCATTGCTTCGCGGCCATTGATGCTGTTAATTAACTGGTTTTTATTAATTTTGCGAAAAGCTTTACCATACAAACCAAAAACAATAGCGTCAAGCAGAGTTGATTTACCACTGCCGTTTGTTCCGCTGATAAGCGTAGTTCTTGCTCCGTCTAGTTTAACTGAAGTCCAAGAATTACCGGACGATAATAAATTTTTGTATCTAACTTCTTTAAAATTAATCTTCATGCGATCTGCTGTGCCTCAATATATAATTCATCAATGAGTGTTGTAATTGCCACCTTATCAACTTTCGTATCTATTGACTCGATATACGAGTGCAAAATCTCTTTGGTGTCTTTTGTTTCGTCTAAAATTTCGTCAACGCCAGCTTCCTCTAAATTTAAAGAGTCTTCAATAGATTTAACGTCAGCTGCGCCAGCGTCTGAAAGCTTGTTCAAAAATAAGTCATAGATATATGAGTTATTTCTGTTCTTAACGATTACCTTAATATATGCGTCCGCGATGTTGGTTAAGTCCAAATTTGCGATATCATCAATAGTCATATCTTGGTCATCGTATTCAATTTTGTGATATATCTGAAACGGGTTTAATACCCATGCCAAATCGCGTGTCTCGGTGTCAAGTATTCTAAATCCACGTTTGCCACCATAATCTGACCATGTCATTTCGTATGGAGCGCCTAGATATGTTATGTTATTATAGACTGATGGGTGGTGGAAGTGACCAGAATAAACAGACTCAAAATGTTTAAAGATGTCTTTTGTTAGACCGTGGTCATTAATAGCACCCTTCAGCATTTCAAAACCTTGTATAGCAAAGTGACCCATGCAAATATCAGCTTTTGAGTTCTTCACCGTTTCTAGGCTTGATTCCATGTTATTCTTTGTTAGCCATGGAACCATTATAACATTAGTTGATCCGAATGTCAACTCAACAGGTTTGTCTTTATAAATGTTAAAATTAGAATATTCTTGAAGCAGCAAATTCATTGAATTGATTTCGTTTGTATTCGTATAATACACTGAATGATTGCCGACGATGGCATGGTACTCAATATTACGTTTAGCAATTTGGTCAAAGAAGAATTTCTTTGCTCTATCGAGCGTAACATAATTTACATATTTACGGCGGTCAAAGGTATCACCTAAATCAAGAATTGTTTTAATATTGTGTTCGTCAATATATGGAAAGAAAACTTCTAAAAAGAATTTCTCTTGGTGGTCAAGGAATACCTTTGCATCACCACGTACACCAAGGTGCATATCTGTAATAATCGCTATTTTCATAATTTAATCCCATAGGTTTTCGTAGAAACGACCAAACAATCTAAATCCATCAGTCATTCTGCCTTGATGCGCTATAACACTTTCGCTATCCCATTTGTAATCGTATTCAGATATCCAATCATCTTTGCATTTTTGTTCAAACGCCCAAATCATTTCGTCTAAAATATCGTCCCACTCTTCTTCGCTTAATTCTTGCGGATAGCTATGCTTTGTTTCTTTTAGTTGTTTAAGCATCGGCAATATAATTACAGCAAGTGTATCATCCATGCTCCATGTATCCCAGCGATGAATGTGTACTTTTACTTTTTGCGTACGCCTGTCAAACCACAACCAGTTAAATACGTTGTACACGCTTTGCACTGCGTCTTCAATAGCTTCCCATACGTGATCGCCGTAGTCCCAATAAGCTTCTTCTGGCCAGTGTAAAGATTTGTACTTTTTATTCATATGACGAGTATGCGCATTACATATTAGTCTATTTGAATAATTCCCTATTTTAACTTTCATCTTTAGTCTTTTCTTCAACAACTTTTTTTGGAAGTTTTTTGCTTGCTAATTTTTCTTCATAATCGCTAACGAAATGATTTATATAATCTGCGTTTGTGTTTAAGTGTAATTGTACTTCATTAGATTCATATGTTGCGCCCTGTGCAACCATGTTGTGTGAAGATTTAAAGCGAATATACATTTGCTTTTTTTCTTTTTGGATCCTGCGTAAAAACGCGAACCAAATAACTTGTGTAAAATACGCAAACGGATTTGAAGACTTGTTGTGATCGAAGTTGCCAATGTATAGAAGGCAGTTTTCTATACCGTCCATAATCATATCTTCTTTATAAGTGTAGCCTGAGAAGTTTGGTTTTGTAGCAAGACGGTTTGCAATTTTAAAAATGCATTCTCCAATATAAACCGGCACTATAGGTAACTTATCACCCTGATTTTCAGCTTCAACGCATCGCTTCTTGTATTCAATTAGCGCGTCTAACAAATCCTTGTTGTTTACATAATTTCTTTTTGCTCTTCTCGCCATTATACGATCCTTTTCTATACACTGTTAATATACATTTTATACTATAAATCTGAAATGTCAACTGTTAATTTATAAAATATTTTTACAAATTGTGCATTTTGTTGTTGACAGGTCTGAAAACTAGGGTTATAATAGAATTAATAATTCTGATAGTTGTGGTATATAAGTGTTATTCGAGAGGTATTGTGTATATTTTAAAGGGAAAATGTTCTTCAGAATATATCTCTATCCGTCTCTTGAAGTGATTCAAAGTATAATTTGTAAACGCTCCGACTGACAAATCGTCAGCAATATCATATAACGTAGCTTGATCTGAGTCATCAGCTTTACGTAACGATCTACCAATTGATTGGAGTACTTTGATTTCAGATTTAGATCCAGACGCAAATATCACATTATCTAATCTTTTAATATTTACACCAGTTGAAAACACTCCATATGATGCTAATATATCATGTTGCTTAACAGGATCATTTTCAACAAGGTGGCGAATATTTTCACGTTCATTTCCCTTTACCCCACCATATACAAAATGCAATTTACGATCGTCTCTCCGAAGGAGAGGTTCTAATATTTTTCCGTGTTTCTCAACAAGATCAAATAAAATAAGATTGTTTTGTCCCTTCAAAGACCAAACTAAATTGCGAATAAAAATGTTTCGCTTTTCGTGGTTTGTAAGATATTCTCTTTCAGCTGGGTATCTCTTTTGCTTAACTTGAATAGAATTAAACGCCTTACGGAACTCTTTTCTCTTATCTTCAGGGTGAGACAACACTAACGCCTTCACCTTAAAATTTGCTACGGTACCTTCTTCGATAAGATCTCTTGTTTTTACAAATCTTTTTACTTGTCCGAAACAACCTTCCAACACTAATTGGTGGGTTTTTGATTCTCCAGACTTAAGCGTACCAGTAAAACCGTGACGGTATTCACAATCAGTTAACTTCTCCATAATAGTAGTTAAAGATTTTGCCTGAAACAAGTGTGCCTCGTCACCAAGAACAACTCTGAATTGGTCGAACCATTCTTTGGGTTGCTTTATTAATGATTGCCAAGTACTAATTACAACGGGTGCGGATGTTGTTTTATCTACTCCACCTTGAATTTTATATACGAGCTCCGGATCAAAACCATAGTCTACAAAATCACCTGCCATTTGATGAACTAGTGATATTGTTGGAACTACGATTAATGTTCTATGCCCAAATGCTTGGTAATAGTGTTGTTGTATTAAATAAATTATGAGAGATTTACCAGAAGATGTTGGTGATAATGATAGTGAACGGTTATTTTTAATTGCGTTTACAACATAATCATTTTGATAATCTCGAGGGATAAATTTACAGTTTATTTCTTCTGCTAATTCAAAGCCATAATTGTCTGGTACAATATGATCTATTATCATTTCGTCAGGAATTGCGAGTTCGTAGTCACGTTCTTCACAAAACTTTTTTAAATAAGCAAGGAGGCCTACCAATAATATAGGCCGCATTGGCTGATACATTCGAATATAACCATCCCAAACTCTTGCTTTGAATTTCGGATTAAACTGATATCCGTCAGGTCTAAAAGAAAAGTAATTCATTATTTCCTGGCGTACACCTGGATCTGCTGTTACTTTCATGTGAACCGCGTTTATCGGTTCTACAGTCACTATATCGTTCATTATTCACCTGTAATTTAATTTTTAGACAATGCGGAACGAATACTAATTATCTCTGTAAAACTGTTAGTAACCGCCAGCTTGGAATTTTGCCCAGTCTATCATATTTTTGACTATGAAGTTCCTATTATTTATCTGTTTAACAATACTTTCCAAATACTTAGCACGTTCTTCGTGTAAGGATATTTTTAGGCTAAGTTGGATAATTTCGCTATCGCTCTGGACATGCCGATCTAAATCACCGCGCAAAACTTTTAGTTGAAAGGGTTTCCAACCCCTGTCTTTTAGTTCTAATTCGTCCATCGACCCGCCGTAATATTCAGACTTTACTTTTTCAAATTCAAGCAAATCAGCTTTTAATTTTTTTACTTTGAGCGCTTCTCTATAAAAGAGATTGTAGTATTTATTATGAAGCTCAGGAATGCGAGAAGATTCACGAGATAAATTAGTTTCGTCAATCTTACAATCCTGAGCCCATAGTTGGTTTATTTCATCAATATCCATCACTTAATTCCCATTATATACTGTATAATATAAATATATCACATAAAGTGATAAATGTCAACCTTTCTGTTTAGCAACTTGCACGTCGTAAGCAGCTCTATCAACAATACCTTCATTCAAAAGTCTTTGACGATTTACTTCGTGTGCAGCTTGTGTTTCTGCTTTTGATCCGCCAAAATAAGAAACCGCATGGCCTTCATCGATAAGTATTTCAGTTAAACGCTTATCTGCTCCGTTGTAATTTTCGATAATAAAATCGCCAAGCACTCGTCCAAACTTGCCCTTCATATCTTCGCCATTTTTACTTACTTCAGTTTTAAGAATAACATCTCCAGACAAAAGTTCTTTTACTCTCGCCTTTGCAGCTTCTCCAAATAAATCTTCGACTTTATCTGAAGTTCTGGACTCTGGCGTATCAATACCCATAATGCGAACTCTTTCGTCCGCAAGTATTACACCAAATCCTAATTCTATATCAACATCAACAGTATCACCGTCGATTACTCTGTTTATCGCGCACTTATATTCGTACATTTGGAATTTCCTTATAGTTGTGTTATTGTAAAATCTCTAAAGGTAAAACTCACGGTTGCTTGTGGATACACTATGTCAGTTTGTGTAGTATCAAGCATAATATCAGATAAATTTACTGGAAAACAATCTCTAAATTGAATTTCTATATTCGGGTTTTTATGGCTATTCATAATTACAAGAGAAATGTCTGTAAGAATTCCGTATTCACTAGTTTTTATATTATTAAATTGCGGAAACTCTTCGTTAAACGACAACGCCTTTAACCAATTATAAACCTCTATATAGTTACTCATGGATTCATCAACTATAAAAGACAAAGGCAATTCACCATATGTTAAACGATCGCCCGGCACCGGTACGATTTTAAAAGGTGTATTTTGATCTACTTGTGCAATTGAAACCGAAGGAATAGTTACCGCCTGGGTAAAAAATTGAACCTCTGGTAGCCTCTTCACAGTCACTACAAATTCGAGTGGTGATAAAAAATTAGTTGTCGACATTGATTTTCCTGTTTACATTTACATAGAAACGGTATATAATCTATTTATATATAGTTTATTTATAAGTCCCGTAGTATAAATAACATACAAACCACGTGATGACTAACATACAAATCGCGTAATGATTAAAGCCTCTGAAATGGTAAGAAGAAAAAACAAAAATCCCCCGCAGCTTTTAAACCCCTGTATCAATATATGTATTATTGAGAATGGTTCGTGTATAGGTTGTAAGAGGACTCAAAAGGAAATTTCTGAATGGTTTTGGATGGAAGAAGAAACAAAACAGTTAGTGATGAAGTCACTACAAAAGCGCTAATAGCTAAACAGTATTGTGACCCGTGCGATGATTGCACACATTGGATAGGTAAAATGAGGAAGTCTTAATTATGAAAAAATACATTTTTGATGTCGATGGAACTCTAACACCGAGTAGGAAACGTATGAATAAAGAATTTGCTGTATGGTTTAGCAAATTCTGCCAAAGAAATAATGTCTATTTAGTTACCGGAAGCGATAGGCCAAAAACTATTGAACAAGTAGGTAACTACATATACCACCAATGTAAACGCGTGTACCAGTGCTCAGGTAATGATGTATGGGAGCGTGACGTAAACACTCGTACTAATGATTGGGCAATACCTGCAGAAGTGCATCAGTTGTTAAGAGAATTTGTACGACTTAGTGAATTTCCGATACGCGCTGGTAATCATATTGAAGAACGGCCCGGAATGGTTAACTTCAGTATTGTAGGCCGTAACGCTAGTCTAGAACAGCGAGCAGAATATGTTGCTTATGATACTCGTAAAAAAGAGCGTGAAGCATTAGCTCGTATTATCACTAACGAGTTCGCTGATATTACTGCAACGGTAGGTGGCGAGACTGGAATTGATATCGGTCAACTTGGCTCAGATAAAAGCCAAATACTACGAGACTTTAACAGCAAAGATAATATCTATTTCTTTGGAGATGCTATGTTTGATGGTGGCAACGACAAACCGTTAGCAGATGCAATGAAAGCTCGAGATCGTGCTGGGATGTCGTATCCGGTAACAGGCTGGGAACACACATTTAAAATTTTAAAGGAGATTAAAAATTGAAAACTGGTATTGTAGCATCATCATTTGATTTACTACACTCAGGACATATTATGATGTTGAGAGAAGCTAAAACGAAATGCGACCATTTAATTTGTGCTATTCAGATAGATCCAAGTATCGACCGCCACGAAAAAAACGCGCCTATACAAAGTATTGTTGAAAGATACACACAAATAACCGCAGTAAAATACGTTGATGAAGTCGTTGTATATCAAAGCGAAAAAGATCTTGAAGATATATTAGAATCGTATCCAATAGATATTCGTATTCTAGGTGAAGAATACAAAGATAAGGATTTCACTGGGCGCGAAATATGTAAAAAATTAGGCATTTATATTTATTTTAATAAACGAAATCATCGCTTTAGCTCAAGTAGCTTAAGAAAAAGAATTATTGCAAAAGAAACTGTTTGACATTTATAAAAAAATGTTGTAGACTACAATATGTAAAGTATATTAATTATGGGATATCATGTTTAAAATTCAAGGAAAGTTGCCTCGCACTGTAAATGTAGCGTGCTCTGGAGGTGTTGACTCTATGGCCGCAGTAGATTTCTTAAGAAGAAATCATAATGTTAATTTATTATTTTTCGATCATGGTACGGACACGTCCAAAGAAGCTCTGGAATTTCTAACAAAATTCGCAGCTCGTAAAAACGGAGAATTTAATGATAAACCTATTGGTAGTAATATTTCAATAAAAACGAGTAAAATCTCAAGACCAAAACATCAGCGAGAGTCGCAAGAAGAATATTGGAGAAACGAAAGATACAAATTCTTTTTTGATCAGCAAGCCCCTGTAATTACTTGTCACCATTTAGATGATTGCGTAGAGACGTGGATTTGGTCTAGCCTTCACGGAAAACCTAAAATTATTCCGTATACAAATATGAATGTTATCCGCCCGTTTAGATTAAATAAAAAAACAGAATTTGTAAATTGGTGTAGGCGCAATAACATTCCTTGGATTGAAGATACATCAAATGAAAACACAGACCATATGCGAAACTTTATTAGACATGAAATTATGCAAAAAGCGCTGGTTGTAAATCCTGGATTATATAAAGTAATTTATAAAAAAATAAATGAAGATTATGCAGAGCAACCCGTTTAAGATATCTTTTATTTTATAAATAAGATTAAATAGAGACAACAGATGGTGCAAAAAATGAATAAAAGCGAATCAGTTTCAGGCACGTTAAGCTATCTTAACAACGCGTCAAATAGAAAAACACAACAAAACATAAACGAATCTGCGCATAACACACAGCGCAGAGCTCCTAATGTCGTACCACAAAAAAATTCTATAGCTGTAAAAAAAATACAAGTACCAAGAACTAAATCTATTTCAGCTGCAGAGCCGCATTTAAAACAGTTTGCTGGCATGCTAAGTGAAGAATTAGCAAATGTTAAAAAGCTAAAACAAGAACAATTGGAAACAATAAGACAAGAAGAATTAGAAAAAATTCAATTCGCTCACGCTGAAAAAATTCGATTAGAAGAAGAAAGAATTCGTGCTGAAGAGTCTGAAAAAATATTAATGGAACAGGCCCGTGAAAGAATACGTGCTGAAGAGTCTGAAAAAATATTAATGGAACAGACTCGCGAAAGAATTAGATTAGAAGTATTAGCAGAGTTTAATCAAAGTCAACCTCAACCTCAACCGCAAATGCAACCAGCTCAAATTGATGAGTCTTACGAAGAGCAGAATTATTTAGAAGAAACACCTCCTTTAGAAATGCATAATTCAGATGATTATGTATCACACTTAGATGAGTCTCTTTTAGCGTTTTCAGATAATAAAAATTATATTAAAGAGGAAGCTAAATTTGTAACTTTTGAAGATTTGCAAAAACACTACCAAGATTTCATAGGCAAAATTAACACACAACTAGGTTCCCTTGGCGGAGGCGGTGAAGTTAATATGCGAGGTCTAGACGATCTTGATATGTCAACAGTTCAAAACGGTGACTTTATATCCTACGACGCAGCAACTGGAAAGTTTATTGGTGGCTCAATTACACCTGCGGGTGTAGAAGGCGGAGTTCTTGAAGGCGGATCTTTTTAAAGCAAATTATAAAGCTGACGTTTTAACCGAAAGGCCCTCTTCATTTAAGAGGGCTTTTTACATAAATACACCGTGAATTGTAAAAACAACTTTTATAATGAATATACAATGTTATATAAATTATAGGAGATAAAAAATGGCTAAAAATACAGCTAAAACGCTATCTGCAGATTCAATATATGCTCATTTGGATACAGACGGTGACGGCGTAATTACAGATGAAGAAATGGCTCGAGCGAAAGAAATCGCGGAATTTGAGCACAAAAAGAAACTTCAAGAAAATGAAGATGCTAAAGAAGATCAAATTCGTGCCATGGCTTGGTTTGCGCTTTGGGGCATGCTTCTTTATCCAGTTCTTATTTTACTTACGAGTGTAATTGGAATTTCTGAAGCTGCTACGATTATTGGTGATATTGCACCAACATATTTTGTAGCAATTGCTGGACTTGTTGCTGCGTTCTTCGGAGCACAAGCATATTCAAAAGGTAAGTCTTCAGGCTCAAACGACGACGATTACTAACTTTTGTAAATAATACATAGTCTATACTGATTCTTGATAGTTAATATTTTTGTTGACATTTTTATAGAATCAGTATAGATTGGTATTTGTAATTGACATTTAAATTATGCGAGCGCTGTTATGCGCTCATAAGTAGGAGTATATCATGTCAAAAGAAGAATTTAAAATTTTAACCGCTCGCCAACACGTCCGTGAACGTATTGGAATGTATATGGGTTCAAGCGCAAAAGAACAAGTCGAACGTTTTGTTCTAGGCGAGTGGAAAAATGCAACCTACGTTCCAGCTCTCTCTAAAATGATTGATGAAATCTTAGATAACTCGATTGATGAAGCTATTCGAACTAACTTTGAATTCTCAAATAAGATTAACGTTTCTGTCGATAATGATAAAGTTACAGTAACAGATAACGGCCGAGGTATTCCACACGTCGAGGTTTACGACGAATCAACAAAGCGCAATATTGCTCAGTCAACTGCCGCGTGGACACGAGTAAATGCTGGCACGTCGTTTGACGACGAAAGAGTTACCATTGGCACAAACGGTGTTGGTTCAGCCGCGACAAACTTTTTATCCGAGAACTTCACAGGCAAATCAACGCGTGACGGAAAACAACTAACAGTCGCCTGTAAGAATGGCGCTGAAAAAATTACTGAAAAGTATTCTGATAAAGATGGGAATGGGACTGAAGTTTCGTTTAAACCAGACTTTAGCCTTTTCGAAGTCGACAACTTGTCTGAACTCGATACGATTGAATTACTTGAAGACCGTTTGATATCACTTCAAATGGCATTTCCAGAAATTACATTTTCGTTTAATAAGCGAAAAATTAAAGTCAACAACTTAAAAAAATATTCAGAAATGTTTATTAGCGACGGCGGCGATGTTATTGTTGAAAAGAACGACAACGTTTCGTTTTTCTTTGCAGGATCAGATGATGGGTTCCGTTCGAACTCGTTTGTTAATGGCGTGAATACTAGGCAGGGTGGCACATATGTTGACTATCTTATTAATAGTGTGCTCGACCCGCTGACTGCGATGATTAAGCGCAAACACAAGATTGAAGTCGGCAAGGTTACAATCAAAAACGGTTTGACCATGGTTTTGTTTGCTCGAAACTTTATTAATCCTAAATTTGATAGTCAAACAAAAGAACGTCTAACAAACCCGATGGGAAACGTTAAAGAGCATTACACAAATTCCGGCGCAAAAGATGGTGAATATTTTGCACGAAAAATCATGGCAACACCTACGATTATTGAGCCAATCATTGAAGCCCAATTAGCTAAGAAACTAGCCTCTGATAAAAGGGCAGCAACAATTGCTCAAAAGAACCTTCGAAAGGTTAAGGTTGCAAAACACATTTCAGCAAACAAACCAGACGCTACACTTAAAATTGTCGAAGGCGACTCAGCTATGGGATTTCTGCTTAAGGTGAGAAACCCAAATACTGTTGGAGCGTATCCGTTGCGCGGTGTTATTATGAATACCTGGGATATGAAGCCAGCAGATGTTTTAAAGAATAAAGAATTATCTGAGTTAGTTGCTGTGCTTGGATTAAATATTAATGATCCAAATTCAGTTGATGATATGACGTATCAATCAATTGCAACCCTTACCGATGCTGACCATGATGGTATTGGACATATTAGCCCTCTATTAATCGCGTTCTTTTACAAATTCTGGCCGCGCCTATTAAACGAAAGACGTGTTAAAATTACGCGCACTCCTATTATGATTTCAACTAAGGGTGACAAAGTCGAGTGGTTCTACACATACGAATCTGCATCCAAGTTTAAAACAGGTAACCAATCTGGTTGGAAGCATCGTTATATAAAAGGCCTCGGAAGTTTGCAAGAGTCAGAATATGACAAAATCATTAATGAGCCTGTTTACGATACGGTAACAGTTGACGATATTAAGATTTTTGAAATGATGTTTGGGCGCGATGCGGCATTACGCAAAACGTATATGATGGCATAAATCAGTTGACAATGTATGATTAATATTGTATTATGAATAGAATCAAAAATATCATTTTGTGGTATAAGAAACTCAGAGCAGAAGGCTATATGTGGCACAACTGTGTTGAGTGGGCAATCTACAATTCAGGAACACCTTGGGACATAAATGGAAATTATGGAAAAAAGTGAAAACAAAATCCCGTATAGTAGGATTACACGAGTCGAAGTAATTGGTGATGAAGGCAGAGAATATGTCAAACACGATTTAGAAATGGTAGAAATTTCTACACAAGACGATGGCCGAACCTTAAAAATATTTGTATCTCGCAAGGAGAAAAAATAATGAATGTACTTAATTTCGTAAATGACGGCTGCACAGATTATCCAATATCGAATGTAGCCAAAAACGAATGGCTAGCTTTTGCTATGTACACAGTTGAGTCTCGCGCGATTCCTAATATGATAGACGGGCTAAAGCCTGTTCAACGTTTTTATCTTTATTCATCGTTAATTAATTCCAAGCGTGATTATAAAAAGGTATCAGCAGTTGCTGGTATTATTTCAGATTATGGATATAATCATGGTGAAGCTTCGGCCGCTGGTGCTGGTCAACTCATGGCTGCTACTTGGAATAACAATGTTTGTTTGGTTGAAGGCCGTGGTTCCTTTGGTACTCGATTAATACAAGAACCTGGCGCTGCACGTTACGTCTATACAAGAGTTCATAACAACTTTGAAAAATACGTTAAGGATATAGATCTATCACCAGTACATAGCGATCCCGAGCACGAACCACCATCATACTATCTTCCTGTAATTCCCTTAGTATTAGCTAACGGAACAAAGGGTATTGCCACAGGTTTTGCAACTAACATCCTTCCACGGTCACCAGATGACCTCTCTGGTTCAGTTCGTGAATACTTAATGAGTGGTACTATAGCGAAGAGGCTTCCAGTGACGTTTCCAGAATTTACGGGTTCTGTCACCTATGATATTGAAGATAAACGATTTATTGTAAGTGGCGCATTTGAACGCAACAGTAAAACCGTTTTAACAATCACTGAGGTACCATATGGCTATGATCGCGAATCATACGTTAAGGTATTGAATAAATTGGAAGATGACAACGATATTGTCTCATACGAAGACAAATGTGATAAGCAAGGTTTTAGGTTTGAGATCAAGCTAAAGTTAGCTTCAGCAAATGCTTGGACTGACGAGCGCATTGTTCGCAAGTTTAAACTGACTAAACCACTTAGCGAAAATCTTACGGTTATTGATGAGAATGGCAAACTTCGCGAATATGAAGATGAGCGTGATTTGATTAAAGACTTCTGTGAATTCCGTATTGGTGTTTTACAACGCCGTATTGAATTGCGGTTGGTTGAGGCTGCTGAAGAAATTCGTTGGCTGAAAGTTAAAATGCAATTCATCCAAGCTGTTCTTGATGATAAGATTAAATTCAAAAATCAAAAGAAGAAGGATGTTGGCGTACAAATCCTAGCTAACACTGATGCAATTGATACTGATGTTGACCGGCTGCTTCGTATTAACATCATGAGTTTGACTGACGAAATGGTCAAAGAACTTGCTAAAGAAATCACGAAGGCTGAAAAGAATGTTCGTTATTGGACAGCTACGACGCCTAAGAAACAATTTATTCTAGACTTAGAAGGTATATAATGTTTAAACTATTTTCACGTACAAAAATAAACGGTGTTAACGATGATTATGAGGCGCTCATAGCAGATTGGTTTGGCGAGCATACAAATGTTGATCCTGATATTAACACCTCTTCTGAATTGACTTTGGACAAATCGTTTGAAGTTATCTTGGCGCGCCTTGATGCTATTGAAGTAAAAATTGACAAATTACTTGAGAAGAACTAATGTTTTATGTGACTGATTATAAACCCGAATGCATATCCAACGACTTAATGGATCGTATGGTTTGCTTCGCCGCAGATTATCTGGAAATAGACACTGAAATGGAAGTTTCATTTGATGGTGAATTTGATGATTGTTGTGGATACGTTGAGTACGAACCAGAAGACAGCGAAATTACTGTGTATATAAATCCAACCAAACCTCGCACCGAAATGATAAAAACGTTTTTCCACGAGATGGTTCACGTTAAGCAATATATTAAAGGTGAGCTCGTGTCTGGTATTGGTAAGAGACCATCACGATGGAAAGGCAAAGAGGTTGATAAGTCGTATTTTGAATCACCGTGGGAAATCGAGGCTTTTGAGCATGAGTTAATTATGTTTGATATTTTTAAAATTAGCTGTTGACAAGTGCTTCTAAATAGTATAGTTTGATTGTAGAAATGAAACGGAAAAGGAATCAGATTGGCACACGGCGATGAATAGCTTGAAGAGGAGTGAAGTTTTTGACAAAAACTTAACTGAAAAATTCGTTCAATTTTGTTGTGAAAACTTAAAAGCATTTCCTAACAAGTTAGAAATTGACGAGTACCTTGTTAACGATAACACAACCGGGCTTTGTGTAGATTTTGACGATGATAATTTTTTAATTTTAGTAAGAGTAAAAAATAGAAATCTAACCCAAATCTATACAACCATCGCTCACGAACTTGTGCACGTGAAACAACACATGTACGACAACCTAAACGATCTGTTATTATATAACAATGGCAACTTAAACACTTGGTGGGAAAAAGAAGCTTACGAAAAAAGTGATAAATTAGTTGAAAATTTTATTACTTTTTTTCAAAATAGCCGTTGACATTCCACATAGAACCGGTTAATATAATATATATCAAGTGAAAAGGAATCACCATGTCTAAAAAAACAAAACAACTGCCTATGGTTAACGGCACACCTCTTGCAAAAATTGCTTATGGCATGTCAGAAATGGCGCGTACTCATAAAAACCATTTAATATCAGTTAACTTGGCTCGAGTTGCTGATAAAGTGGCTGGCGTTGGTGCCGCTTGGGGCGGCAGTCCTATGACTGATATTGATATGACTGTAGTACAATATTATTTAGCAAACAAAGTATAATGTTATGGAGAATTTAGAAAACTTTTTAGGGATTATTTTAGTTTTAGCTATGTTAGGCACGGTGCTCGGTATAGTACTTGGTGTGGTTGCATCATTTATAAAAATAGGAACACAGCTTGCTCCTATTATAGTAGGTGTGGTTTTAATTCTATTGTATTACGAATCAAGCACTATTGATTTTAATCTTGACGAACATATAAGTGTAATAACAAATATCTTGGAAGAACAAAACGTAATCGATGGTGAATAAAACTAAATTAACTGTTGACATTCTGTATAGAACCTGTTAGATTAGAATCAACAAATGAAGGAATATATCATGTTTAAAAAGCTTAAGAAAACGGCAAGCACTGCCATTAGCGCTCTAATGAATTTAGCTGTTATATACGTAGTTATAATGATGATTTACTAATATTAGCTATTGACATTCGTTTCTAAATAGTTTATATTAATAGTATAAAGAGAATCAAAAGAAAGAATCACTATGACCAGCTACTCAGTCAAAGCTTATAAAATGGTTAACGGAAGAGAAGAACTTCACGAATGGGCTACTGGTTTTAGTCATTTTCAAGGTAAAAAATTCTTCCAAAATCTATATGATACGAACGAATTTTCAAAGCTTGTAATGAAAAAAGTTGAAAATAACTGAAAATAAGAGTTGACATTCGTTTCTAAATAGTTTATATTAATAGTATAAAGAGAATCAAAAGAAAGAATCACTATGAACTACTATACAAAGCAAATAATGTCTATACTTGATTGTAACCAAGCTTTTGCTAAACTTGTTCAAGACCAAATGGAATGTAGTGGTTTTGATTTCTCTGAAGCCACGAAAACAGAATTTAAACTTGAAGTGAAATTTGCGATGGAAGACGTAAGCACCGCAGCATAAGAAAGACTATTTTAACCAGCGTCCGTATAGAGGGAACCGGACCTGAACTTACCTTGCTAGTTTTGACAAACTAAGACGTAGGCTTTACAAACGCTCACCATGGCGGAGTAGGGAATGAATGCGACACTGGAGCGTTGGAGATACTAGGGGCGTTGGTTAAAATAGTTTAAATTAAATGGAGGACTAAAATGAAAAAACTAATAACAATACTAGCAATATCAATAGCTGTACCAACAACTAGTTTTGCTGAAGGACAATACCCAAAAGAATTCTGCAAACCGATGTACGATGCGATTGGATTGTTTCTTGGCTTAGCTGATAAGGCTTGGAAATCAAAGGATGAAGAAAAAGCACTCCTTTATTCAACGGCAGCGGCTAACTATGCAACTGTATATGAAGTAACTTGTAAACGATAAAAAGAAGACTATTTTCTGCTGCATCCGAACACTCGCGGGGATTGATCCCCCCAGAGAAAAATGTTCCAAATGTGTTTGAAGCTAAAGAAAGTTA